CGGCTTGGAGGGTTCAGTGATGGACAGGTCCGCTTATGTGGCGCTCACTCGCTCCTCAACGGGAGTCTATGTTCACATGGATGCCATGAACCCTGAGAATCGTTGTAAGGCCTTCCCCACCGGGAGCCTTCTCATGAACGTTCTCATTTTTGCCACTCGTTCGGGCGGTCAGCCGAATCTCGTTACACCTTCTGCACTTTTGAAAGCTGCGTTTTATCGCCACTTGGCATGGTCCATGCCTAGACTAGTGTGGTTTGCCAAGGTCGGTTCATCTGTCGCAGCCTCTGAGTTTCAACAAGTGTTCCCAGCCGTTGAGGGACATGTTGTCAGCGAAGGTGACAACGTTGATAGCGTTCCCGCTGATTACGTTGTGCAAGTTGGTCCTGCTCACGACAATTTGGTACGAGAGGTACATATGCATGCCAAGGAGGACCGTGAAATTGCAGGCCGCGGGGGCGGCACAGACCAGTTTAAGGAAGTCGCGTTCATCAATCCTCATGTCCACAAGCGTTCCGACACTCCAACTTATTTTCATTCTGTTGCGAAGCGTCTTAAAACCCGCACCGCTGCCAACAACATAGCCCGGATGAAAGCTTGTCCCCGCAAGGACTTGTGTGAAGAGTATGACAGGCTCGTCCCGAACCCACCTCAATGGACAGCGCTGAAGTTTGAACAATACTGCGAGCGCACTGTCCGTGATTACTGCAGCAAGCGGGCTCAGAATGTGGTGTTGGACAAACTCAGTTCTCATGACCCCGACCGAACTGGCTCTGACATTCGGATCTCGTTGAAAGGACAGATCATCAAGAAGGACGAGAAGCGGGACAAGAAGGAGGCCATACCGGGCCAACTCATCCATGAGTACGATATCAAGCAAACCCTTGGTGATGGTCCGTTCGCCTTATTCTTGGAGGATGAGATCATATCAGCGTTCCCGAGCAACTTTTTGTTCTATCGCAGAATGAACCCTGAGGAGTTCATCACCGCGTACTCAAAGACGTGGCGTGTTGGCAATGGTGTACACACTTCCGACGTCACGCGTTGGGACGTAGGCTGTGACGCCGGGGTCCTAAATTTCGACTTGCACGTCATGATGAGATCTGGCTTCCCAGGTTGGTACATGGCCGAGTATGCTGAACGACGCCTAAACGCCAGGAGTCAACACGGCCCCATGGGCACCATGCAAAACTCCGGCGACAGGTATACTTGGGCGCTGAACAGTTTGAGACGAGCCGTTGTTGCTTCATTGATCAACCATGTCACTGCCGAAGATACTGTGGCCATCAATGGTGATGATGAAGCGATTGACCGTTACTGTGACTCCGACGAGTTCCCGGATTCTCCATGGGAATTTAAGAATCTGAACGGTGTCGTCGGTGAGTTCAGTGGTTTCACTTTAGGCGGCACCATACCGGAGTATTCCGCTCGTGGCATTCAGTACCGGACCATGATTCTTGAGTCAAGGGACCCTACCGCCCAGAATAAGTGGCTAAACTACCTTGGGCTTCTCAAGCATGCGGATCATTCGACAGTTGAGGCCATGGACGTCGCCTCTTCTGCTTACGCTCACATGCATCCAGATTTGTTCCGTGAGGCCTTGCCCGAGGCCATGCGCGGCATGTTCCCTGACGTATTTCCTTGTGATTAGTTCGCATGCACTGTACTACAATGCGCGCTCGAAAATAGCGCTGCGCTTTAGCGCACCTCACATTCATTTGGTTTGTCCGTTTTACTTCTCTTTGCTTTACTATTCATCCCTGCTTTTCTGATCTTACTTTTCCTTTTGCCAAAAAAAAAAAACAAAAAAAAACAAAACCCCA